TTCTAAAATTTCTTTGATGAAATTTTCTTTACCATATTTTTTTATTGCCCTTTTTAATAAAACTCCACTACCTAAGTAATGTTCTGAATTATTAATATCCTTACCAATATAATACTTTCCATTAATGATATTTGTTGTTTTATAGATAATCATAATATTCTTTAACTATAAATATCACTGATGAATGTTATTTTCATAAAATTGTATTTTTATCGTCTTCGTCCCAATCTAAAAAATCGTCACCTCTGTAATCAGGATGATTTTCTTTCATATCGTCGATTCCTGTAACCCATAACAACGATACAAGTCCTGCTAATATAATGCTAAACCCAATCCCAATAACGTATCCCATAGTTTATTTTTTTTAATCCCACCAATGTTTAATTCCTGATCCATCAAACCAATTATTCCATAAGTCTTGGTTGTGTTTTTCTTCATCAGAAGAAGATTCATATATTTTCTTAAACTCATCGTGATTTTGACCCTTCAATATTGTCCATAGTTCATTCCACTCATCGATTTCAATCTTATTGGATAGATCAAAAACTTTCCTATTGTGTTCTCTTTCCTCATCAGTATCTTCTATATTATTCCACAACCAATCAGAGTTTTTTAATTTACCTAATTCATTCTCTGCTTTACTAATGTAGTTACTTTCATCTAAGTTCTTAATAATTTCGATTACCCTTTTTATTTTAACAACCTTTTTCAAACGAGTAATTTCAATTTCGTTTCCGTGAAATTCGAGAGTATTTGCCGTTTTTTCTAAAGAACGACTTAGTAATTTCAAATTGAACGAATAATCCCAAGAACGAAATGACCATAACTCTTTTCTGAAATACCAAAGGTTTTCCAAAAACATTGGGATCTTATAACGAAAAACTTCATAGGTTTTATACCACCAAGTTTGGTGTGTTGACAATCGTTTCAGAGATTTCCAAAAACTATCTGCAAATTCTACTTTCATATTGCAAATATAGGAAAAAAATAAGACCCGACAAAATAAATTTCGCGGGTCTTTTGGAAAAAGGGATATATGAGAACACTCTTAAGGAGTGATGTGATAATAAATATAGTGATTTGAAAGAAAATATCAAATATTATAGGTCTGAGAGACGATTTTTTACTTTTTCTAAATCTGATTCATCAAATTTAACCCCGTGTCTAAATTTAAAATTTCTTAAAAGTAATTTTATTGAGTCAGTGTATCCGTATTTTTTTAAAAGAAGATATGCTCCCAAATCGGCCTCAATTTCTTCTTCTTCATTACGAGGACCATCGTGACCGAGTAAAATGTGAGCAACTTCATGTGCTTCTATGAATTTAAATAACCCATCACTCGAACCCATTTTTATTAGTTGTTCACCATCCACAACTATTAAATTTTTATTTGGAACCATAAAACCATATCCTAATTCTTCAAAACTTGGAATTAGAGTTTCGTAATTAGGAAATTCATTCGTTACAATCATTATTGTAACATCAGGGAGAAATTCACTTTTGTATGTGTGTGCACCTACCATATTTGTTTACTCATTTCTGTTTTATAAATTGCCCAATACTTTGATTTTAAATATGCTATAAGTTTAGCATAAACAATATCATTTGAATGTTTATCGTATTTCTGAACCCACAAATTAAAGCAAGAATTTGAGACCTCTAATTGTGGTTTGTTATCACATGATTTAACAATTTTGATAACCCAATCAAAATCAGATTTAATCTTGAATTTAGTTTTATTCATCTTTATGGGATTTTCTCAAACATAAAGAAATTATGACAATAAGTGATAATACTCTTTGAAATGCTTTATTCTGTCTGCTAATCCATTCGTACCTCCATTTACTCTTTTTGTAATAGAGGTCACAACCGCATCTGTGGATCCCTGATCCGCAATCTTATGAAGACCATTTTTATTAAAAAACCAAGCGGCAGATAATAATGCATAATGAGATGCAACTTTATCAGGATTTGCCGTCATGTCTTCGTTAATTGCTCTACCGAAAGCTGTGTAGTTATCTTTTCCTGTCAATTGAATATATCCTCTTCCTCTGAATTTGTAACCATCTCCCGTTGATTCAGGACCATTACCCATTCTACCACCATAAACTCTACTTGCAATTTTTTGTGGGTTTCTTTGATATGCCTCGGCTAACCCAGACTCTTTGAAATACTTCCCAAAGATTCCTTTTAAACCACTTGCAGAATAATTTAAATTTTCTTGAGTTGCTCTAAATCCCCCACTTTCATGTCCACACTGTGCTAGAAAGTGTGCTAATCTCAATGGTGTGTTAATTTCAAATTTCTTTGCAGTATCAGGTATTTGTGCAATGACTGCATCAGGAATGTGACCTCTTAATTTCTCCAAGTTGAGACCTGAAAATGAAGTAGATACCACAGGTGCCGGTTCGGCAATGACTTGTTGAGAACCAAACATTTTATTCCAAGTACCTTCACCAACAATTCCATCCGCAGCAAGGTCATTATCAATTTGCCATTTTTTCACGGCTTTTTCTGTGCCAGGTCCAAAACTTCCGTCTGCTGACAATCCTAATTTTGATTGGAGTTTTTTTACGTCTTCTCCTTTAGATCCAATTTTTAGTATCATGGTAATTTATTTTTTCAATAAATAGTTTTATATTTTGGTTATGATAAAACAGTTAATTTCTGCGTGCCTTGTTATAGGTAAAATATATCTTGGAATTAAGATTATTTTTTGGGTAATTGGTCGAATTCAAACTCCTGATTTGTACCCTGTATCAGATATAGATTGGGCTGTTGTTTTAGTAATTTTGGACATATGGTTGATGACTCATATCAAAATCGAGATACCCATCATTCTCAAAAAAAATAATGATTAGCCTAACCTAATAGCATCTAATAGTTTATTAGATTAATTCTTCTTAGATCTTGTGTTAAATTTTTGGTAAAATGAATAAATAATATTTTATCAATATTTATAGAATACCAAGATACTATTAGAATGAACAAGATCATCCTAGCTGCGGCTACGCTCCTTTTTTTGGCGTTCCCACACAACAATTTTACAACAAAAGACATTTATGTTGAATCTGTCTCCAACAAGATCCAAATAGGAAATCTTGCCGGAAACAGAAATCTTGAATTCGGGATTCGTAATATCCTCGAAGAATTCTTACAAGAAAAAGACTATGACATCAATCCAGAATCTAAATCAAAGATTTCTGTAGAAATCGTGTATTTGGACGTTCTCAAAACAAAATCAAACATTTCTGTTTTTCACAAAAATCAAGAATCAGTTGTTATTCGATTGAAGGGTATTCTAAAAGTCGATGGTAAAAAAATAAAAGAAGTTATTGTAGAGGAGGAATCTTCTGAGATTTCTATGTCAACTCTTGCGATTGACAACGGAGGTCAATTTAATCAACAGTCACTTAGTAATGCAATTAAAAAAGCTTGTGATAAGTTGGTTACTAAAATATTCGAAACAAAATAAAGATGAAGAAATTTTTAACATTAGGACTCTTATTAATGTCCTTAACATCGTTTAGTCAAATTAAATTTAAGTTTCCTGACACAAGAGTTCTAACCGATATTGGTGGTGGAGTTATTGATAGAGGAGACCAATTCGACGTTATGGTTCTTGCGAACGGTAATAACGATGCGTCAACAAGACAATTATTGTTTGATTTCCAATACGACCAAACAAATTTTGAGGTAATGTCAATTAACCATACGGGTACTGGAGGAAACGGAGGAGTACTTCCATCAGGATCAAATGTGCAATTGTCTTGGCAAAATTATCCTAATTATACCTACGCAGGAAACAGTACATTTACAAATGGAACACAAAGATATGTTTCTAATGCAACATATACTTACAATGCTACAGGTTCTAATGCAATTCTTAGAGCGACTTTAACATGGGCAACAAATTCTGCAATGCCCTACAACAGTTATTCACAAATAATAATTGTAAGATTTAGATTAAAAGCGGGTTCCACATCAAATTCATTTAATCCCATTAAATTAAACTTTGTTGCGGGATGGAATGGTCAAGGAGTGGGTGTTGCAACTACAATGGATACACCATTATCAACTGAAGTTATAATGAACCAAAACACTGGTAAACTTATAACGGCTAAAGTTGATATTAGTTCTAATTTATTTGCGTTATCAGATGTTAAAGTTTCCTTCAGAGATACTCTTAGTGGTATCGGACAATTGTTTAATGTTTTATCTAATGGTAATG